ATAGTCTTCCAAGTAAAGTTCTTATCTGACCACGTTGCTGTGCTCTTTGCATTACATTATCCATTAACTGTTTAACAAAAGGGACTCGGTCATGGTATTGTTTAAACAAACCATCAGAAGTTTCTTTGTCTACTCCTAGTTCAGCCTGTAGTTTATTTTTACCCATACCATAGAACAATCCTAGGTTAATAGTCTTAGCCTGAGATCTCGGTATGTTAGCCATATCCGCAACAATTGTGTGAAAGTCTGTATTAGGATCATTATTATAGGAATCTAGTACATCATCAACGCCATATAGATTCTGTAATCCTGCATAATGTACTACCAGCCTAGGCTCTTGCTGAGAATAGTCAAATACACCCCATGTATGGCCCTTCTCGGGTATAAATAATGACCTAATCATAGGTCCAAGTTCCTTATTTCTAGCAGGAATTTGCTGTAAATTAGGGTTTGAATAACTAAATCTACCTGTCACAGTTCCGCCATTATCTCCACGAAGCTGGTTTATTTCAGCATGTATTCTACCTTTATGAGAATGTTTTAGTATGGTATCAATAAAAGTTGTGTGAGCTTTGTTTATTTCTCTGGCTCGTGCAATCTTTTGAACCACTGGATGTGGATGGTTTTGTAAAAAATTCTTAGTAAAAGAAGGAGCAGATGTTTTCTCAGTTACATCATAAGGTAATTTTAGTTTCTCAAAAACTTTGGCGATTGATCTTGCGGCCCATATCTGAGGTTCTATTCCTGTTTCTTTTTTCACTGCTAATAATGCTGACTCTTCTTCTCCAACTAATTTTTGTTTTAATTGATGGGCTCCTTCAACATCTACACGAACCCCTAAAAAACGCATATCAACGAGGCAAGGAAATAGTTCTGTTTCCATATCGAAAATAGATTGTATATCTTGACTAACTATTTCTTTTTTTAAATACTTCCATAACTGTAACGTAATGGCTGCATCTTTTTCTGCATACTGACCTACATACATCGCAGGTAATTTATACATCTCTCCTTTAGGATCGATGCCCCATTCTTTTGCTGCTGCATACAATGCTGTTTCATCTTTACCTGCACCTGTATATTTTTTAGCACAAGTATTTAAATCATATCTAAATTGATTTTCATCACACAAAGCTGCTGCAATCATAGTATCAACAATTTGTCCTTTGATACTTAGACCCATAGATCTAATCCAACATACATCATACATTGCATTGTGAAATATTTTTATAGCATCGGTATTTAATACATCTTGAAACCATTTGATAACCATAGACCTATCCATGTTTCCACCACCTCCATGAGCAATAGGATAATATCCACACCAACCTTCAACAGCTACAGCGATACCAACAACTTCTCCTTTACCAATGATTGCTCCTGACCCCATTTTGGTTAGTTCAGGATCTTTAGTTTCTAAGTCAATTGAGATCTCATCGTAGTTAGATAGATCTGGAAATTCTTCTGGTGGTAACCATTCTGTTTGTGGTTTAAATATTATTTTCTGCATTATTTTTTCCTTGGTTCGTATATGTGTTTTTCTTTTATTAGTTTATTTAACTTTTCTTTATTACTAAATGCATACAAAGCTGCATGATAGTCGTTAGGAAATATCTCCCATGTTATATCTTCCTCACCATTCAAACGTGGATATATTTCTAATTGAAATACATGATTTTTTACTTTTAATTCTTTCTTTATTTTATCAGCCATCTTTATTTATTTTCTTTATATCTGTTAATTGTTCCATATCTTGAAAAGGAACCATAGTAATTTTATCTAATCTACCTTCACGTTGATAGATTTGATATACTCCTTTACCTTTTTCGTAACCTTTCTCCTTTAGTTTATCTTGTACATGATTTAATAATTCTTGTCTATTAACTAGTAGCCAATGGTCTATTCTTTCAAATACTATGTAATCTGCTAAACCTTTTACCCAACCAGGTTTACCTCTAACATTAGTTCCTTCAACCCAAGCAATGTCATCTTGTTTTTTATTATCCCAACGATTTACTTTCTTCATTCCTTTAACATCAAACTTTAAAAGTTTACCATCTAGTGTACCTTCTACATCCCAATGCTCGTGCATGTCTTGATAATCGTTTGCCCACTTAGGCTCTGTTAGATTCTTTGCAAAGTTTTGTTCTATTATTTTTGCTCTTGCCTTATATTCTTGCCAACTCATTTTGTATCTTTCATCTTTAATATTTCTAGATCACAATAGTGTTTGATTTTTTCTAAATCCTGTATGCCTGCTTTGTTTTTATATCTACAAACGTATTTAATTACGTTGCCTTGAAAGAATGAAAGATCATTCTTTGATATAAATTCATAAGGTTGAATCTTAAATTTTTTATAATGAGATCCTCCGATTTGTTTATCTTGTGGAAATGCCTCATCTAATACGCCTTTACTTGTCATAGTATCTCCTCCATTGGGTAACATTTGCTATCGTCTTTTGGTCTTATAATATGTAAATGTTCTTTTGTTCGTGTTGCACCTACGTAAAATAATCTTGTTTCATCATCTTGATTCTTGTCATATGATTTTTTTGTGTTGTAGGTAAGATCAGTTAGTAAAACTACGTTGTCTTCTTCTCCACCTTTTGCACTATGAATGGTTGATAGTTTGATCCGTGGTTCTTGGTTCAACATCTCTCCATTACGTTTCATACGTCTTATATAATTAATTCTTTTATCTCCTGCTTGATCAAAGGCTTCATACCAAATCTCATTGGTTTGAAGTCCATAGTCTTTTTGTAATTGTTCTAAACTATAGACAGTGTTCTTAACCATAGATTTTAATTTATCCTTGTTCCATTTTTCCTTACTGATGTACTTTGAAATATTTTCTATTTGTTTTGAATCAAGCATCTGTCCTTTAATTAAATATTCCCAATTAGTTGCAGCTTCTTGAATATCTTTTTCATAAAGTTTCTTAAATCTATTCTCATAATAAAAACCTTTGTCTCTCAATATATCTTCTAATGAATCTAACATTGATCTAGTTCTAGTTAACACTAACCATTTACCTGTTGACATATCTACATCCTCAAAGCTATCATAAGAACTAAGCTTTCCTTCGTGTTGTTTAGGGTTCCAATTCTTCTCTATTCTATTATTAACTCTACCAATAATTGAGTTAGCTAGTTCATGTATCTTTCTTGGTACTCTTCTAGATTCTTTTAGTTCTATTACTTTTCCTTTTTGTGCGATGAATGAATCAACATCTGCACCAGCCCATCTAAATACAGCCTGGTCATCATCTCCTGCAATAAAAGAATCAACTGTTTTATCTGTAATATGTTTAACCATATCCCATTGCATTAAAGATAGATCTTGTGCTTCATCAATAAATACTACATCAAAGTTTGGTGATTTTTCTTTTTCGATAAAATTTAAAATCATATCGTTGTAGTCAATAAGATTATATTCTTTCTTATAGTCTACCAGTCTTTCACTTAAATGAATAAGTGTTGCATACTCTACATCTTGATTATGTTCTTTTAAATTATACTGCTGATCTATTGTAATGTTTCTAAGTTTAGCTAGATTAATTATTCTAAGATAATCGCTTTTAGTAGAAAACAATCCAGTCTCTTCTTCATCATAATCATTGTAATCTAAAAATAAATTTTCTTTTCTACCGAGATCCTCGTAATGTCTTTTCTGCATCACCTGATTCTTTTTTAAACCTAACGATTTAAAAGCTAATGAATGAAGAGTTCTAAAATACGGAAGATCATCGTCCTCTAAATTAAACTTTTTCATAGCTCTTTCTTTAGCTTCATTTGCTGCTTTCTTTGTAAAAGCAAAGTAACCAATTCGATCTGGATTAGTTGTCTTTAGGTATTCATCTACCTTCTCTAATAATGTATGTGTTTTTCCTGTACCTGGTGGGCCGAATACAATTGTCTTCATTAATAAGGATCCTTTTCTTTTAAGGTTTTAGGTGTATGAGTTTTTTCTGGTTTCTCAAATGCATCCACTACCATGATCGTTGGTCTTTTCTTACCAATAACAATTCTATCATCACTACAATTACAATATTCTTTTAGCATTTGTTGTGTCACCTGTGGTTTCTCTGGCCATTTTTTTCTAAGTAAATGTCCGTGATAAAATTTATGAAATATAAATTTATGTTTACCTTCTTCTGTGTAGACGTTTCCATTTAGAATATCTTTCTTAGTAGTTTCTGCTGCAGTTCTATTAGTACAAAATTCTTCTAAATGTTCTTTCAATTGATCTACCATTGAAGATCCTTCTGGTGCTTTGATTATCTCAATACCTTGAAGTAACATATCAGTATACTTTTCAAACTCTTTAACCGTGATCCGTGGTGGTTTTTTATTGATTTGTTTTACAACAGTTCTTCTAAATAATCTTTGTTCCATTAAACAATCTATATTATCTAGCTTTACTCTATCTCCATCTACATTTACCCAGTAATAAGGTTCATCTAGTTCTACTTTTTGTAAGTCAGATAGTATTGGAAATACTGCATCGCCACCAATACCATACTTTCTAGTTCTACATAATTTTTTATCACAATGGTTACACATTGGATCTTCATTACATTTAAACCCTAGATCTTTACCGTCGTTAAATTTTATTTTACCTTGAACAATTCTATCTTCTAAAGGTCCTTCTGGATGTTTTTCAAAGTATTTATAATTGAATGCATTGATCTTTGTTTGCCAACTATCTGGCCATTTTCTTTTTGCATATTGTATGTATTGATAAATAATTCTATCTCTACCATCTTTAATGTCAGACTGTGTTAATGATTCTAAACAAGGTGGACCATCACTAAACTCAGAGTCAGGTCTTTTAATTATTAATGTTTCTAATTGTTCTGGAGTAAGTTTATATAATTCATGTAATAAATAAAAACGTTCCAGAGTAACAGCTTCACCTTGATCATTGAAGCAATATCTTGTTGTTTTATCACCATTAAAGTATGGTAAATTTAAAAAGTTTCCTGTATCATCTTTGGATTTTAATTCTATTTGTTTTGGAAATACTTCTGACCCCCCATACCCTAGCACTGCACTAACCGATACTAACTTATCTCTCATTAGTTTTGCTTCAACAGGAACTGTTGTAAAACAAAATACGTGTGCACCTCCACTCTTAGATCTAAATACTAAAAGAGGTAAGTCTAAACTTTTAATTTTATCTATTAATTTTTTATGATCAAAACCTGCGTAAGAATCAATATCAACACAACCCCATCTACAAGTATTATCTTCATTAATCGGTATGATACCTAAGCTAGGTTCAGCACCGTTTAAATGGTCTTGCCACATATTATCTGTGACCATCCCTCTTTGAACGAAAGATTTACCTTTGATCTTTTGACCGTCGGCACCTTTCTTGTCTACATATGTTACGCCATACGCACGTTCTAATCCCGAGAATATCTCTTTAAACTTTTCCATAATAATATTTTAATGGGCGGATCCACTCTCGCTTCGCCGCCCACTACCTAGGATTCTGTTTAGTACGGTGATTTCTCTGCTGTTTCAGTATCACTGTCGTGTTTAATTTCAACCTCACCTTTACCAATTTTTTCAGCAAAGTCTTTGGCTATACCATAAACACCAGCGTCTGTAACAGGACCAGTCTTACTTACATCCCAACCAAACCAAGTTCCTTTATCATTTGTCATTTGAACTGACTTTAAATGATAAACATGGCTGAATGTTGGTGGAGTAAATAAACCATTCTTACCCTGCATTTTTATCGACATCATCATAGAGTTCCAAGTTCTACTCACTTTTAATTGAGTTCTTGTCATCGATACTAATGCGGTACTCGGAGTTTCTCCAACAGCTACAACAAAATGATTTGCTGTATTTTCTAGATAATTACCATTTGGTAATACATCTCTGTTCATCGCGTCTCTCTTAGTTGTTTTTACAATAGGATCATCTACTGTATACATACCAACAAGACCTCCTCCAAGTTCTCTAGGTTTCCACTCTAGATACTTCCTGTCATATGAACAAGGAATTACATCTATACCTTTGCTACCATCGAATAGTTCTTTGGTAACAGAGTTTAAGATCATTCCAGGTTCTGCACCTGCAACATACTTTCCATTCTGTTTATTAATTTCAGGAGATAATTGTCCTAAAACTTTTAAGAACGGTAAAGCAAGATCATCTTGCTCTATGTTGTGTGCACCTGCATTTGCATCAGCTTCAAACATATTTGTAGCTAACGCACCTTCTGTTTTTTTCGTCAGGTTTGTTTCTTTTGTCATGATTATTTTTTCCTTTTTATTGTAGTTTTATTTCCAACAAATATGCTGAAAATTTCCGTAGGCATTTCTTGCCCTGCCTCAATACGCTGACGGACCAACGCTTTTAGAGTCATGGGTTCAACCTTTAATTTCTGCGCAGGTTGAAGTCCCTGACTCTTTGCAAGTTCAGCATATTCTGCTGCCTTGTTGTCTTCTCCACGGCCAAAAGATACTACCATTTCGTTTTTGATAATATCTGCCAGACCATTTTGTCGAAGCCAGTTGAAAGCCGATTCTCTATTAGCTGCTGTAATAGTAGCATTATAGAATGGCTTAACTTCTATCTGTGATCCATCCATTAGTTTGAGTTGAGACAAACCCATCTCAGACATCATAGTAGGAATTACCTCACCAGATATACGTTCGTATTCTTTTTTTAAATCTTTTAGATTGTCTTCACTTGTTTCTATCCTTTTATGCAGACCTTCTAACATTGATACTTGATCTGCAAGAGACTGAATGTTTTCAGTTTTCTTTATTCCATCTTGTTGGTCTTTTTCAAAGTTTATACTATTCATCTATTTCTCCTTTCTCGTATAGATTAATTTCAATAGGATAATATTTTCTTTCTTGCTTATCCCATTTAAGCACATTGTATTTACCGTGCGTAATATCAGATACAATAGAACATGCAACACCTATTATTGCAGGATCACCTGTAAGTAATAAATAATCTTTTACATGATAATCTTTTAGACCTTGTCTTAACTTATATATAAGTGGACCAGGAGAAAAAATCATTTGAGAAAATTCTGGTAACAAAAATTTAAATTGTCCATACTGAGACGCACCCATAATATTAATTTTAGGATTGCCTGCTTGTGTACCAGGAATGTGTTGAATAACATATACGACAGGCGTATGTGTTTTCATTATTTTTTCATACTCTATACTTTCTGACATTGACAAAAGATATAACATCGATTATATAGAAGTCAATACAGAAAGAAGAAAAATATTATGGACTATAAATTTAAAACTAAGCCTTATGCGCATCAATTAACTGCGTTAGAAAAATCTTGGAATAAAGAAAGCTATGCTTATTTTATGGAGATGGGTACAGGTAAAACAAAAGTATTGATTGATAATATGTCAATGCTTTATGACAAAGGTAAAATAGATGGTGCTTTAATTATTGCACCTAAAGGTGTTATAGGTACTTGGTACAATCAAGAAATTCCAACACACCTACCAGACCATATAGAAACTAAGGCAGTAATGTGGCAAGCAAATATTACTAAAAAACAAAAAGAAAGTTTAGATGAGCTATTAAAATCAGATAGTAAATTACATATTTTAATTATGAATGTTGAAGCATTGAGTACATCAAAAGGTACAGACTTTGCAGCTTCATTTCTTAGAACTCACAATACAATTATGGGTGTAGATGAATCAACTACTATAAAAAATGCATCAGCAAAAAGAACTAAAAATATTTTAAGTCTTTCTAAATTAGCAAAGTATAGAAGAATTATGACAGGTTCTCCTATCACAAAGAACCCACTAGACTTATATAGTCAATGTGAGTTCCTTAGTCCGTGGTTATTGGACTTTGCATCTTACTACGCTTTTAGAAATAGATATGCTGAAATGAAAACTATCCATGCAAAAGGTAGATCAATACAAGTTGTAAACTTCTTTAAAAATATTGGTGAGCTATCAGATAAGTTAAAAGGTTTTTCTTACCGTGTATTAAAAGAAGATTGTCTAGATCTACCAGATAAAATTTATGTTAAAAGAAA